GCTGTCTGCCGTGGAGATCTAGCACTGGCAAAGATGCCAGCCGAGCTAGCTGAATCTCGCCAACGCTTCTATGAGAATAGGAGCAGGGAAATGGTACAGGCTGTCAATTCTCAGCTACTGAGTAACTCAGACAGTCGCATGCCAATTTCTGTAAACAGCAAGACAAATGTCAGTAGGGGGAAGTCTCCTTCGTTTCAGGACTAAGTAGATTTGAACCTCTTCACACTAATCTTGCACTTGTCAATGTCTATCAAATAAGAAGGGAAAGTGTAATATGACTACTTCAAAGACACTATCCGGTCTTACTCCTTCACGCGTTGCTGGTGCCGCCTATAACACACAAGGTACTAACGAGTATCCAGTTTCCACTGGCTATTCTTCAAATATCTTCATGGGCGACATTGTAAAGGTTGTGAGCGGGTATGTACAGGTAATCACCTCGACGGAAGATTTTGCTCGTGGTGTTTTCATGGGTTGCCGTTATGTTCAGAATGGCGAGCCAAAGTGGAGCCGTTACTGGCCCGCTAATACTTCAGCTTCAGAGATTTACGCACAGGTAGTTGATGAAGCTACTGCAACGTATCTCATTCAGGCTGATGCATCGCTATCAATTGGCGATATCAACAGCCAGAACTTTGCTGTAACACTAGGTGCTGGTTCAACTGTAACCGGCAAGTCTGGTTTCGGCATCAAGGCAGCAGGGCGTACGACTGGTCCTGCAATGGTTCGTCCGGTTGCTGTATTTGATGTCCCCGGCAATGATATTCTTGTTCCAGCGGAACAGGCTTTTCCAATTGTCGAGGTTCGTATCATGCAGAATGCTGATCGCTACATTAGCGTTGTCGCTAGCGTTGGCGCAGTACTAACCTCAACGATCTAATTGAAGGAAGGAGTAAATAACAATGGCTATTAATCGCGCTAGTATTGCCAAAGAGCTTCTTCCGGGCCTTAATGCAGTCTTCGGTATGGAGTACAAGGAAGTTGACAACGAGCATGCAGTCCTCTACGCAGTAGAGAACTCCGAGCGTGCCTTTGAAGAGGAGGTTCTCTTCACGGGCTTCGGTGCTGCTCCAGTCAAGGCCGAAGGTGCTGCTGTCCAGTACGACAATGCACAGGAAAGCTATGTCGCTCGTTACACCAACGAGACCGTAGCTCTCGCATTTGCCGTAACGGAAGAGTCAATGGAAGACAACCTATACGATACGTTTGCCAAGCTTCGTGCACGTGGTCTCGCCCGTGCAATGGCAAACACCAAGCAAGTAAAGGCTGCTGACGTTTTCAACAACGGCTTCAGCACTTCTTATCTTGGTGGCGACGGTGCCGCATTATTCTCGGCATCTCACCCTGTCGTAGCTGGCGGTAACCAGTCCAATACACTCGGTGCAACTGATCTGTCCGAGTCAGCTATGCAGACTGCTCTTATCACCATCGCAAAGGCCAAGGATGATCGTAATATCCTTATTGGTCTTCAGGCACAGTCTCTCCACATTCCACCGGATCTTATCTACACGGCTGACAAGATCCTTAACAGCACTCTCAGCACGACAACCGTTACGAACAGCACGACTGGCGTAACGAATGTCAACGACGTTAACTCACTACGTCGTATGAGTGCACTGCCAAAGGGCTATTTTGTAAACCATCGGTTTACCGATACGAATGCTTGGTTTATTCGTACCGATTGCCCCAATGGTGCAAAGATGTTTGTCCGTTCTCCTCTGGCAACCAAGATGGAGCCAGACTTTGACACGGGCAACCTACGCTTCAAGGCTCGCGAGCGTTATTCGTTCGGGTGGTCTGATTGGCGTGGTTTCTATGGTGCCTCCGGTTCTTCGTAATACTTGAAGAGCTAGAGTAAGTCTGGAAGGGCAGATAGAGAGAGATCTTTATCTGCCCTTCTTTTTGATCTTGTGGTCCTTTTCTTAAGGTGGCTACAAGTGGTATAATGTACAGATACCCCAAAGACTACTTTTGAAAAGGAATTTAACCTATGTCAACAAACATCAGACAAGGACATGTAACTGGTAGTGGTGCTGTTCTGGATGTTACAACCAGCGTATCACTTGAGAATACAATCATTAGAGGTATTTTTGCTACTGGGATCGGTTCGTTTCTAATTACTGGTGTTTCTACGGATCCTTATGGAAACAAGACTGGAAATACAATTAAGTTCAATCTAACTACAGCAGTAGATGCATGTGATATCATGCTTCCAGAATACGGTATTAGAATGGATGGAGTTGTCAAGGTTTCGGCTCCAAGTTCAGCAGCAACAGTAGCAGTATTCTACGGCTAATCATATGCCGACGTATACATACCTAGTCAATGACATCATTGCTGCCACTGAGAATACTGGCACTGAGTTCATTGACTACATTCCATATATGGTCAATAAGGCTGAAGAGCGCCTTGTAAAGGATCTGGATGACTACGGTCTAGTTTCGTATACGTCTGTAGCTGTAAGCGCAAACAACAATATTGTCACGTTACCCTCTGGATCTCGTGTAGTCAAGAACTTCAATATCAAGAGCAATGGAACGAAGATCAATCTCTTGATGCGTACTGACGAGTTCATCAATGATTACTGGCCTGTGTCAGCTTCCGTTGGAGAACCAAAGTACTATGCTCCTCGTAATAATTCTACTGTTCTTGTGGCTCCTACTCCGGCGTCTACGTGCAATGGACAAGTAGTCTACATTTCTCGTCCAGTAACTCTCTCATCTGTATCCGATACAAACTACTTCAGTGACTACTGCTATGACTTGCTATTCTACGCAAGCATGGTAGAGGCTCTTATGTACCAGAAAGACTATCCCGCAATGCAAGTATTTGAAGCCAAGTACAAGCAGCTTCTTGAACTTCAGCGCAATCAAGCTCGCAGGACTCGTCGTGATGACATGCAAACTCCAGCTAGTCCCGCTGGTGGCGATAATACACTTGTACCAAATTCCAACTAAAAGGAGATAAGAAAATGGCTGGCCTAAAAAAGACTCTAAATTTGCTGCTCAGCAAACGAACTGGTGGAGAGGAAAAAGTTGCTCCAGCTCTTCGTGAGACAAAGGAATACGCAATGGGCAAGGCTAAGGGTGCTGCTGGTGGGGCAGCCGCTACTGCTGCTGGATACGAAGGTGCCAAGCTTGTTCGCGAAAAGATGGCTTCAGATGACGAGGCTCGTCGTCAAGCAACAAAGGATGATACCCTTTATGACGTTAAGTTGACTTCCGATGAGATGGATGCGCTTAATGAGTACACAAGCAAGAAGTCCTCAAAGGGTTCTGTAACCAAGAAGGCTATGGGCGGCAAGGTTGGTCGCGGATGTGGCGCAGCCATGCGTGGCGGCGGCGCAGTAATGAAGAAAGGAAAGATGTACTAAAATGGCAAAAGGTAAAAAGCCAGCTTCTGGCGTTGACTACGAAAAGATGGATCCTTACGCTGGCGATGTAACCAGTGGCCCCGGTGGAAGCACCATGAAGGAAGACATCCCACCTCCAGCACCTCCTGCACCTCCAGTTCGCAAGCCTTCTACTCCAACAGTCCGAAAGGCTATGGGTGGTAAGGTTGGCCGTGGTTGTGGTGTAGCAATGCGCGGTGGTGGTTGCGTAATGATGGGATCAAAGAAAAAGTAATATCACATGCCACTTAAAAAGGGTAGCTCATCAAAAGTAGTAAGCAGCAACATCCAGATGCTTATGAAGGAAGGTAGGCCACAAAAGCAAGCAGTAGCTATTGCACTTAGAAATGCAAATGCTAAGAAGCTTTCTGCTGGTGGTCTACCATCTCTAGTTACAAATAAGGCGGCATTGCGAGAAGCAATCAACACACGCGACAACGAAAATATGTCAATGGAAGATAGGATGGCTGCCCAGAAGATCATGCGTAATATTGGTAAAAGTGGAGTACGAAAAGAGAAGAGGGCCATGTCCCAGAGTGGCGATCTTGTAGTGATGAAGATGGGTGGTTACGTCTCTCGCGTAAATGAAGCAGGAAACTACACAAAGCCTACAATGAGAAAGCAGCTATTCAACAGAATTAAAGCTGGTACAAAAGGCGGCGATGCGGGAGAATGGTCAGCTAGAAAGGCACAGCTTCTAGCTACTGAGTACAAGAAGCGTGGTGGTGGATACAGGTAATGGCTAAACTCATGAGTTCGCAAGCAAGCTTGAAGGCTTGGACAAAGCAGAAGTGGCGAACAAAGTCTGGGAAACCTTCAAAGGAAACAGGTGAGCGATACCTTCCAGAAGCTGCAATCAAGTCCCTTACTCCACAAGAGTACGCAGCTACTACAAAGGCAAAGCGGAAGGGAACAAAGGCTGGAAAGCAGTTTGTAAAGCAACCAAAAACTATTGCAGAAAAAGTAAAGGGTTTTAGGAAGATCTAAAATGGCACTTACAGATTCAGAAAAGAACAAACTTCAGAAGCTTGGACTAAGTGGTCTTAACAAGCCAAAGAATACTCCATCACATCCTACAAAGAAGGGTGTGGTAGCAGTACGTTCCCCATCTGGTGGTGTAAAGGTAATTCGATTTGGTGACCAGAAAATGGGTCACAACTATTCTCCAGAAGCTAGAAAGGCATTCAAGACAAGGCATGCGAGCAATATCGCAAAGGGTTCACAGAGTGCAGCCTATTGGGCAGACAAGGTTTACTGGGCAGGACCAACGGGATCAAAGAAGATGCCTCCAAAGTCCCAGAAGTATGTTAGAGGCATCAAGAGGTAATAACCAAGATGGCAATCTCAAGATCAAGTATAAAGGAACAAATCATGAAGGCTCCAATGAAGAAGAAGACACCAATGATGGCAAAGGGCGGCAAGATGCCAAAGCTTGGCTCGGGCGAGCGTTTTGCAAAGCTTACGAAGAACATCGCTGCTCGTGGCAATGTATCAAATCCAGCAGCAGTAGCAGCCTCTATTGGTCGCAAGAAGTATGGCGCAGAAAAGATGGCAAAGATGGCTGCTGCCGGTCGCAAGAAGGGTTGATAGACATACTAGTGTAGAGAAAGGTTTAGACCTCTATGTCAACTAGCGGTACATATAACTTCAGCATGGATATCGATGAGGTAATCCAAGAAGCTATGGAAATGATTGGAGGGGAGCAGACATTGGGACATGATCCCAAGTCTGCTCGTCGTTCAATCAATCTACTGCTACAGGATTGGCAGAACAGAGGAATTCTTCTGTGGACCACGAATACTACGGTAGTAGATGTTTCGGCTAGCGTAACAGCTTATGCCCTTTCATCTGCTACTGTAGACACAATGGAAGTAGTGGTAAACCTAAGTTCTACGGACATCCAGCTTCAGCGTATTTCTATGGAAGAGTATCTTCAGATTCCGAGAAAGAGCCAGACTGGAAGACCAACACAGTACGCTATCCGCAGAGGTAGGGCAAATCCAGAACTTTACCTATGGCCCATTCCAGATACAGAGGACTACTCACTTAAGATTGAGAAAGTCCGGTATATACAGGATGTAAACAAGTCTGCTGGTCAGATTGCGGATGTATCCCGTAGGTTTCTACCGTGTCTTACTGCTGGTCTATCCTACTTCATGTCAATGAAGAGGGCTGGTATTGGTGGAGATAGGGTCCAGTTTATCAAGCAGGAGTACGAGGAGCGTCTAGCTAGGGCTATGGACGAGGATAGGGAGCGTTCAAGCATCAGAATTGTACCAAAGCTGAACTTGGTGTAAAATGGCATCTACCAAACGAGCTTTGGGGATTTGCGATACTTGTGGGTTCCAGTACCCATATCGCCAGCTAAAGCGCAATAGTTATGGGTTGATGGTATGTCCGGAGGACTATGAGGGTAGATACGACCTAAAGAACCATCCACAGAACAAGTCTCCAAACGTACGAGATGACGAGTACATCCGTAATCCAAGACCACCACTGAACAACGACAGAAACATTGTCTGGAACAACGCAAACGTAAATTGGGAAAACGAAACCCAATACTGGAATACGGTTTAAGGAGCGGATATGGCAACTCTTACTGGCAAGACCATTGCAGATACATACAAGGATCTGCTTCAGGTAAGCAACGCAAATAGCGGAATTGATGGCACTCTCCGTACTGTTCAAGATGGAGAGGGAACCAATTCTGCATTGCAACTAAGCAACAGTACTGTAAACATCAATGGGATTTTCCAACTAAATGGAAGCACTCTCACTGCAACAGCTTCGGCATTGAATGCTGTAACTGATCTGAGTGGAATAACTGGTCTTGTAGCAATGTCTGGTGGATCTCCTAATGGTAGATCCATCGCTGTTGGAACTGGACTTTCTGTTACCAATGCAAATGGTACTGCTGGAAATCCTACAATTCAGCTAGACTCTACTCCGGTTGTTTCTGGAAGTTATGGTCCGGTAGTAAAATTTGATGTAAATCAAAAGGGACAGATTGTAAGTGCCTCTACTCCTGTTTCTGTCTCGATTGCGACGGTACGGACATCAGAGCTTGTAGCTTCAATCCTACATGTTACTTCAGATGTCAGCGTAAATGGCAATGTTGTTGTAAGTGGAGGTCTTGAAGTTATCTCTGATGTAAGTGCAAATGTAGTTTATGCTACAAGCATTAACTCAGATGTAATTGATGCAAATGTAATTAACGTAAGCGTTCTTAACTACAACCTAGTCAGTACAACTTCTTTTACTGTAAACAATCTAACTGTAGTTTCAAAAGTATCTGGAAACAACGCAACGTTCTCAGGAATTGTCAGTGCATCATCTTTTTATGGTGATGGTTCTAATCTAACAAATCTTCCTACTGCACCTGTTTCCGTTTCTGTATATACGGTAAATATACTAACAGTAGTTAGTGCTGCTACTGTAAATGGTATTGTAAGTGCTGTCAATTTTGTTGGGGATGGCGCTAATCTTACAAATGTAAGTGCAATTTTTGCTGCTAGTGCAACTAATGCAACTAACGCAGTATCAGCAGTATTTGCCACGTCTGCTACTAACGCAACTAATGCTGTAAGTGCTACATTTGCTACTTCAGCAACAAATGCTACAAATGCTGTAAACGCTACTTCTGCCGTATTTGCTAGTAGTGCGACAAATGCTACTAATGCTGTAAATGCTACAAGTGCTACGTTTGCTGCTTCAGCAACAAATGCTACAAATGCAGTTTCGGCTGCATTTGCTACTTCTGCCACAAATGCTACAAATGCAGTAAGTGCTACGTTTGCCGCTTCAGCTGCAAATGCTACAAATGCTATAAATGCTACTTCTGCCGTATTTGCTAGTAGTGCGACAAATGCCACTAATGCAGTCAATGCGACAAATGTAACTGGTAGTGGTATCGTAAGTGCAGCAAGTGCCGTGTTTACTGGTATTGTAAGTGCCAATGAAATTGATGCATCTATTGCAAACTTTAATGGTGCTGTTTCAGTAGGTAGTTCTCTTAACGTAGTTGGCACTATAAGCGGAACAAATGCGGTATTTACTGGATCTGTCAGTGTATCTAGCGCTATTGCTGTAGGTGCAGGAACTGTTGGAGCGCCCTCTCTCACGACGACCGGCGACCCTAACACCGGCATCTACTTCCCCGCCGCTAACACCCTCGCTGCTTCCACCGCAGGCTCCGAGCGCATGCGGATCGACAGCGCAGGCAACGTCGGCATCGGCACGACATCGCCAGCATATAAACTTGACGTAAACGGCGCTATCAGAATGCCAAA